AAATGATTACGGAAGTTACAATCCTTCGCGGGAAGAGGTCCTTGCCAAGCGGGCAAAAAAGCAAGCAGCTGGTCAAGCAGGGGGGAAGCAGACTCATAGCAAACGTCAAGCAAGTGCTCAAGCAAACGAGAAGCAAACCCCCAAGCAAAAATCAACCCCCGTACCCGTACCCGATCCCGTTCCTACAAAAGATCTAAATAAGAATTTAGGTATAGGCGCGCCTTCGGCGCTTCCACCAAAAACTCGCAAGCGAGGGATCCAGCTCCCAGAAACCTGGCAACCGGACGACAATCACCGTGGCATTGCTGCCAAGGCCGGACTACAACTTTCCGAGGAAGAATCGCGGTTTAGGGACTACTGCGCGGCTAACGGGAAGGCCTACAAAGACCACAACGCGGCGTTCCGGAATTGGCTCAGAAACGCTGAGAGTTTCAAGCGAAATGGCAAACCTCCCGGCCAACTGGAGCACGAGCGCGTCTCCAGCCCACCCAGTCATCGCCTGTTCGAAATGGAATCCGGAGTCCGAAACCGAGACCCGCTCGAGTTCAAAGTCCTAGCCGAGCAGGCGTTGCTGAAAGTGAAAGGCCGATGATCGGCTACGCCGTATGCATGGTCTGCGACACGCCCGGAGTCCGCTCGTGCCAACACGGAACAGGCAAGGTCATACTATGTGCGTATCACGCGAATCTGCTCGGGAAGTTCCAAAGCTTCGGAGGATCCTTGCGGAAGCGATACGCAGAGAAAAAGCAAAAAGGCAGGGCAAAGTGAAACGCAAAGCAAAACCCCGCAAACAAACCCGTCCAAAGGTTAGCCGCCTGGCATCGAAGTGGCTCTCAGTCATCTCGAGCAACGCGAAGGAACGGACGCCGATAACGCTCTCGCTTCGGGAGATGCGGGAGGTCGCTAGGGTCTGTGCATCCGCTCTTGGGCAGGATGAACTTAGGGGGCAGAAGTGACCTTACGGCTCACAACTCTGGAAAGCCTCGTAGAATATCCCGAGGTTGCAACCACCGCTTGGGTTCCAGTAGCAGCCCTTGACCCAGAGCCCTGCCTGACCGCACTCGGGGACGACGTTGTACCAACCACCGTTTGCTGCCACACAATCGGTCTCAGAGAGGCTCCAGCAGTGCTCAGGCGTCGCGACCACGTCCGGGAACGAAAGCTTGCAGGAGGGGCTGCAGAGGCCGAGCAATGGGCCACTCGGTTCTGGTGCTCCGATCTGGTAGGCCGACGTGGGAGATTCGGACCGGTAGCTTGTGGATTCGGTGGTGCCACTCGAGCAAGCTACGGCGAGCAATGCGAGAAACCCCAGGCGCATGGGGGAATGGAAGCACGATGAGCGCGGCCGAGCAATTGGACCAGGTCACACGCGAGCTTCACCCTCGCTTTGACACGGTAACCGCACGGGTTTGGTACGTCGTCGAGCTGATGGCCGAATGCCGGTACGAACGTGGAGTTACGTCACGCGAGCTCGCCGCTGATTGGGGGCTCTCGGTCAAGAGCACCGAGGAGTACGCGGCTCAGGCATCGCGCCATCTCGAGTTGTTGGGCCAGCGCGATCATGTTCTCCAATTGGTTCGAACGCGAGCTGCCAAGTGGATTGATCAGCCCGCACCGGACCGCGTTCCGGCTGCAAAGCTACTCATCGAAACCGTCGGTGGCATCGTCCAGAAGCATGAACACAAGGTTGAACTAAGCAATCGAAGCGACACTGAGCTGCTGGGCCTCTGTTTGCTTGAACTAAAGAGCGACCCTGAGCTCCGGAAAAAGGCCATCGCCTTTCTCACATCAGACGATCCGTCTCCCATGCACCTGTTGACCGACGGAGTGGAGATCGAAAATGCCAAGGCCTGACATAGAGAGCATCCGGAAACTGCGGTGGCCGCTAACGGACGAGCAGCGGTTTTGGAACTGCGTCGACATTGGTGAGAATACGGATGTCTGCTGGAAATGGACGGGCAAGCGGAGACGTCGGTGCACCATTTACAGCATACAAACTGGCCGCACATGGAGTCACGTCGAATGAAACTCCAAGCATTCAACTTCGAACCCCATCCCATCCTGGTCGATAACCGTTTGCTCCACGCCGTCATGGTTGGACGTGACGACGTGAGCAGCATCGAGCTTTTCGAAGGGGTGCTCATCGTTGCACGTGGCAGCAAGGTGTGGTTCACACACACGAGCTATGGGACAGGGATGCCGATTGAGGAGACCGAGGAGCCAATCTACGGAGCTCCACCGGAGCCGAGAATGCGAAAGGCGAAACGATGACCATCTCTGAACACCCCAGCGTTCACTACGATTACGAGTACGTCTCAGGACGCATTAGACCGCGCAACGACAATGTGTTGGTGAAGTGGGAGGAGCTATCCGAAACGACCGCATCGGGGCTCGTAGCGCTGCCGCGCAACGACTACTCACGGCACATCGATGGCAGGGCTGCGATCGTAGTCGCTGTGGGTGACGGGCCTTCGTATAAAGCCAAGTGCGAACGATGCAACCGGCCTCGATATCCGTTCCAGATGGGTGTGAAGGAAGGGGACCGGGTAATCGTTGATGGGCGGAGAGTCGGCGAAGTTGTGTACGTCGATGGTGTGGAGCATCGGTTGGTGAGGGAGGCGGAGTTGCTTGCGGTGGTGGAGACGTGAGCCCATACGTGATCTGGCTGGCATGGCGCTTCTGGGTCCTGGTCACCGGCGAAACCTACAGCCAACGCGCTCTCAGGTTGAATGCGTTACGACGAATCTACGCTGAGATGAGCGAGGCGGAGCGTAAGGTAATGACCGAGCACCGCCGGCTTTGGAACTGATGTGCGAGCCTCCGCAGCATGGCTAAGACGCAGGGGCAAGTTGGAACCTGCATTCGTAGCTGCCTCGTTCCCTCAACAGCGCGCGTTCATGCTGGACAAGGCAAAGGACATCGCTGCGTGCTGCGGCCGACGTAGCGGCAAGTCGATGGGCTTAGCTGGCCGCTTGCTCATCAGTGCCGAGAAGAATCCTGGCGAGATGTCGCTGTACATCGCGCAGACAAAGAACAATGCGCGACAGATTGTCGGCCGCGCGCTGATGAACATGGGGCGCATCTACGGTCTCGGACTCGTGATGAAGGAGATCGATACCAGGCTCCATGTCATCCATCCGAACGGTCACCAGATATGGCTAGCCGGAGCGAAGCATCGTGAAGCGTTCGAAGATTTTCGCGGCCTGAAATTCACCGAGGTGCAGATCGACGAGGCTCAGTTCCATGGAGCCTACTTGGAGGAAGCAGTTCAAGAGGTGCTGGACAACTGCCGCACTGACTTTGACGCCGCGATGGTTGTGTCTGGCACTCCATCGCCGTTACCTGTGGGGTTCTTTCATGCGGTGACAACGGGCCTCGATCGCAACCGACACGGAGACAAGATACCGCAATGGGCAACGCATCACTGGACCATGGCGGAGAACACATTCTATCGCGCTGGCAAAGGCGCCAAGGTACGCGAGGAAGCAAGAGTCAAGTACGGCTGGAGCCACGATCATCCGACCTTCCTGCGTGAGTACTGGGGACAGTGGGTTCATGACTCGGAGGCGCTCGTGTTCCCTTACGAAGTGCCACGCAACATGTTCCAGTACGCAGACGGCGTGCAGGATCCAGATGTCCACACGATCCCGGATGCGCCGCTGGTCAAGGTGCTCGGTATCGATCTGGGCTACGAGGATGCGACGGCGTTCGTGCTGCTCGGGTACATCCCTGGCTCTCCCAAAATCTACGTGCTCAAAGCATGGAAGCGTCGTCACATGCTCGCTCCCGAGATTGCGGCTCACATCGAGTCATGGCGACGGCAGCACAAGATTGCGCGCGTCGTTGTCGATGCGTCACCGCTCAAGGGATACGTGGAAGAGTTCAACACTCGGTACAACCTCGGCGTCGAGGCAGCCCAGAAGCAGCATAAGATGGCGTTTGCTGAGATGCTACGCGGTGACTTCATGAGCGGGACCATCATGTTCGACCCGTTCGAAACCCGCGATGTGCTCGATGAGCTTGGCGTGCTGACCTATAATGAGGACCGGGACGGCTTCGATGAGAACTTCGCTGACGATGCCGTCCACGCACTCATCTACGCCTGGCGCGCAGCTCGAGCCTACTATCGCCCCGAGTTCGAAGGCCCGGAGCCGGGTTCGCCTGAGTGGCTTCTGAAGCAGGTTAGCGACGTGAAGAAGGAACGGGAGAAAGAGATACTGAAGAAGGCGCGGAATCAACGTAAGGGTCGCGCCTAACGGTTTTCTGTGGCACTTTGCGACACGAGGTGAAGTGTGGCGAATATAGTTTTCAACATAGCCAAAGGGCGAGTCGTAGAGTTCTACAACCGGGTCAAGGGCGATGACCCAGTGGCATCGGCTCTCATCCTGGTGCCCATCGAGACGTCAGGACTCGAATCTGATGCGACGCTCATGGATAAGGACGACTTGGCGGCGGTACTGAGCGGCACCACGAACGAGCAGACCACGATGGGGCGTAAGACGCTGACCCAGGCGGAGTTAGCGGCGCTCCCGGCTCCGGATGATGCGAATGATCGCTATGACGTCTCGCTTCCGACAACGACATGGACCGCTGCAACCGGTAACGCCATCAGCAAAATCCTGGTCTGCTACGACGCAGACACTGGAGCTGGGACGGACAGTAATATTATTCCGCTGACGATGTTCGACTTTAGTACGACCCCGGATGGAAGTGACATTCAAATGACCACGGGTGTATTCTTTAGGGCTTCGTAATGTGGACCATCCCTGACAAAGGCGAGGGTGACAACGACATCCAGAGCATCCTCTTTCAGGAGGACCTGGAGATCCTAGTTGCCGGAATCTCTGGCACCGACTGCGTGCTCTCGGGGCTCGCCGTGACCGGCGGAGCTGACATGACTCCGGCCGTGGCTAAGGGTTCTGTGCTCTCGAATACCGTCATGTTCGCTGTCGCTGCGGCTGATGTCACAATCACGACCGCGGACGCTACCAATCCGAGGATCGATCTCATCGTAGTGAATAGCTCTGGCGCTTTGGCCGTGCGAGCTGGGACCGCGGCAGCGTCGCCAAAGCCGCCCGCGCGCACGGCGAACGATGTGGTGATCGCATCCGTGTACGTGCCGGCGAACGATACGGCGATAGGGACTAGTCAGATTAAGGACCGGCGCGTTTTCCGTGGCACAAGTAGCCCGATCACGCTCTACCAGACGACAGCTGCGGAGACGACAAATACCACCGCTTCTGCCGTTGATATTCTCAACAAGGCCGGTTCGGGTGTCATCATTCCCAGCGGGCTCTTTCTGGCCGGTCGAGTACTACGCGTGCGCATCGGCGGAAACATACTATTCAACAGCGGCACACCTACACTTACGCTCACGATTATCTACGGCGGGTCGACGATGTTTGCGGATGCGACTGTTGCGTCTGCGGCTGACACGGACCGTCGCGCGTGGATGCTAGACTTCGATTTGATTGCGCAAGGCAATAGCGACCAGGCGCTATTCGGGTCACTGCAGCTGCAGCCACTCGACATCGCGGTGGCCGCCGCTGCCACTACAGGTATCGGTGATCTGGCAACTGCGAGCACATCGAATCGGCTCGGCTCCATACCCTTCGCTGGTTCCGCTGCTGTGGATTCCGATGCTGCCGATCGCACGCTGCGAGTTCAATTCACGATGAACGTTTCGAACGTGGCGGACGAGATCGTTGTCGAGGGCGCGACAGTCGAGCTGCGATAAATGCGCGGCTTAGTTATTGGCTCCTCGCTTAGCTTCGTCGGAGACGCCGCAGTCGGAGCTAATGATTCGGGCGCATTCAGTGCCGCGCCGGGCATCGCTACCGAAACAGATACAGCTCTAACGCTCAGTAAGGCCCTGGGGCATGGGCTCAGCTCTGAAACGGACACGGCCCTCAGCCTCAGTCCACTAAAACTTCTCGCGACCGGGCTAGCAGCCGAAACGGACGCCGCACTGGCACTGTCGCGGCTAAAGATTCGGGCTGTCGCTCTTGCAGCGGAGACGGATACAAGTCCAGGCACGCGAGTCCTAGTAACGAAGTCCACCGAGGCAGATACAGCCTTCGCCCTGAGCAAGCTGAAGATTCGAGCGCTCGGACTAGCCACTGAGACCGATACCGCTCTGGCCTTGAGCGTAGGTGGAAGTCTCGTAGTGGGCCGGGCCGATGAGGTCGATCTGGCGCTGGCACTGAGCAAGCTCAAACTACGCCTGGTTGGGATAGCTCTTGAAACCGACACGGCTTTTGCGCTGACCTATGGAGGTGCGGATATACTGCCGGTGGGGATGGCCGTGCAAACCAACGTCGCGCTGCGGCGCCCCGTCATCGGTGGCATCCCTTTCGGCCGAGGAAGCCAGCGTCGTCGCCTATCCACGAGAAAGCTGCCCAGCGATTGATAGTGTTGTCAAGACACTATCTTGACTTGATGGTGTCGTCGGTACACTATCCAGTCCGTGGCCAAAGGGGACCTCGCTGGCGAGCGCAGCAAGCGTGAACGCAAGCGACGCGATCCGGCCCTGCGCGCGGTCCATCCGCGCTGGTATCAGCTCTCGGGCGAACGGATGGCGGAGGAGATTTGCTCCATCGCCGATGGCCTAGAGGCTGACCAGAAATCGCGGACTACTCGTTACCTGCATCTCACGTCGCTCTATGAGATGAAGCATCTCAATGCGCTGACTGCCGCAGCGTACGACTCGAGCGATAAGTACTACGAGGAAATCTACGTCCCGCTGGCTCGAAGCTTGTGCGACACGGTGCAAGCGGACATCGCAGGACGGCAGCGGGTCAAGGCGCAGTTCAGTACGACTGGCGCTGACTGGCGTACGAGGCGACGCGCGAAGAAGCTCGACCAGCTCGTGGAGGCAGTCTTCCACCAGGAGCAAGGTTGCTACGCGAACGGCTGGGAGCTCTGTGACGATGTCTTCCTCGATGAGGCTATCTGCGGCTCGGGCTTCACTCGCCCGTACGTGGATGACTCGATGGACGATCCGAAGCTCGTCATCGAACGTCGGCGCCCTGGGTCGGTGAAGGTTGATGCGCGTGAGGCGCAGAACGGCGAACCGCTCAATTGGTTCGATACCGAGATGGTCGACGAGGACAAGCTGATTGCCCTCTACGTCGATGCCGATGACCTGCAAGTCCGCGAGCATGACGATGATGGCGAGCCTGGAGAGTGGCGCGCTATCACCGATGAAGAACGCGAAGCACGACGCTGGGCCATTCGGGACGCCTGCATGCA